CCCTCCCCCCTGCCTGCTTTATCCCTTTACCGTGCTAAAGTGCTAAAGTGTTAAAGTTAGTTGTGCCTAACAGTTAGGCATGACAAACAGTTAGTTTAGGCAAACACGCCCCCGGTTGTCGCTGGTAAAAACTGGTAATTGCTTAGTTGCCCCCGGTGGTGTCCGGTGGTGTCCCCGGTGGTGTCCACGGTTGAAGAATTACCAGAAATTACCATGTCCCATTTATGTCCCATTTATGAAACGTGAATTTGTTTCATGTGATGAATTAAAAAACCGGGGGTTATTCACCCCCGGTTAGTGTATGCTTGTCAGAAAACAATATCAGCGTCAATGCCAAGAGTTTCGCAAAGCTTCACATGAATTTGGCTCTGCTCTGCAAACGGGATTTCAAAGGAAATCCGGTGATGCTCACAATCACACACCTTGCCTTTGTTGATTTCTTCCATGGGGTCAGCGGAAAGACGTTCCTGTGCCTGTTTCTTTGTTTTGCTGTCCATGACCAGAACAGGTTTGAACACGGTTTCACCCATTTCGGTAACGGTCTTGATAAAGCACTTGCAAACATCAACAGTAATCTTCATTTTTTGTACCTCACATTTCTTGTTTCATTCAGCTTGTTGGTGGGGGCTTTCCCCACGCTTATTATACCATAATCCGGGGGTCTGTTCAACCCCCGGCGTGAACTTATTTGCTGTTTTTTAACAGCGTTGCAAAGAACCAGAATAGGAACAGAACCACGGTCATATTATGTACCTCTTAAATAATGTCGTATGAATCAAAAATGTCTTGAACGTTTAACAGCCCTGTGAACATACCGTTATAGAATGCTCGAATAGGTTCTGTAATGTCTTTACGGGATAGTGTAGCAAGTACAGCGGATTGATAATCCAGAACCATTGAATACCACGTTGCGGGGGTCAGAACGTTCATTGCATAGATAACAGTACGCAATGCGAAATTCTCGCCGCTGTTATAGTTTCGGGTGTAGTTTAGGAAATCTTTCCTCATTGTTTCACTGTTGTAAATCTTTGCGGCATAAACCACACTGTTCATGTAGAGCTTGCGAACATCACGGGAAATCATGCTTTCAATCTTCATGTTTAGCACCTCATTTTATAATGTTTTTATGCGGGTTTCCCCACGCTTATTATACCATAATCGGGGAATAATTGCAAGAAAAAACCGGGTATTTCTTGCGAAAATACCCGGAAAAATTTACTTCTTTTTTGTGTAATCCCAGCGGGATTTTTTCTTTCTAACATCAACATGGGTAAACGTGTCGTATTTGCCCACTCCCCCGGTTGTCAACAGGGAAGAACAGAAAGCGTAAACGGTGGACGGCGGAACATCCTTAACAACAATATCCGCCGCCTGTCCCAGCAAATGCCTAGAGGATGGAGAACCGCCCACGGCTTTGTTATGTGCCGGGGTTCTGTATGCGCTGTTAATGATAACAGGGCTATTGAAGTGTTCCCGTATCTTTTCCAGCGTCCACACAAGTTCACTCGAAATCATAACGTAATCAGTTCCATCTTTGCAAGCAAATTCCCGAACACGGAAATGTTTAGAAATTTTTGTGTTGCCCTGTGTTTTAACGTTATATTCATGTGTTGCCATTGATAAACACCCCCGATTTTAACAGGCTTTCAATGCTCTTTTTTTCGGTTTCCGTGGCGTTGCCGATTAACTCCACATTGCTAAATTCAGCATACCCGGACAAATCCCCGATTGTTACAAATTCAATGACAGGTTTACCGAAAATAGAACCCGTTGCGTGATAGGGCTTGTTTCGGGTCACTTCAATTCGTGCTGTGTCAACGGTGTAATTTGCAACGTTGGAAATCTGGTTTACAACGGTGTTGTTTTGTTTCTGAATAAAGGGAATCTGTGTAACAATGTTTGCTGTACCACTTGCAAAAATGCCATTGTTAAACGTGCTGGAAACGTTGTAGGACGCTGTTCCACTATACCAATCAATAACAAGGTCAACAGTTATGGTCTGCCCAATAACAAAATCGTTCTGCAAAACGATGGGGGCAAAGAACGGAATATACAGGGTACAAGTGGTATTAATGTAATCATAGACGTTGTTATATTTGGCGGGTACGCTGATTGTTCCACATGGAACATTAGAACGGTAGTTTTTCAATAGCGTTGCCTTTGTCGTGGCGTTGAATTTTCCAAGGTTGATTGTTCCTTTATCGCCCAGATTTTCGGCTGGAATTTCCAGCGGACACACATAAACAGCGGTGATAAACTGTCCATAATCAATGGTATTTTCATCGGAAAGCGTATAGAATCGCTCTTTAGAAAGTGCCTGTAATTCGTCAGTGGTGGGGGAATACAGATTGACGAACCCGGAAATACTTGCAATCTTTGCGATTGCTTCATATTTCTGGAACAATTTAACATCTGCGTCCGGTGGTGTGGGAATCGTCAGCGTTGAACCGTCAGCGGATTTTGTGAACGGTCTGGTTACTGTTCCAACATCGTCAAACGCATATTCAAAATCAGTCTGGAAAAAATATCCGGGGTCAGCTGTGATTGTAACCACCTTTTCAGCTTTCAGTTTTTCGCCGTTGGAATAATTGCAAGAGCAATGAACAAAGGACGCTGTTCCAAGTGCTGAATCACTGAAATAAACATAGTGTGCGGGAAGTTCAATAGCGTTGTATTGACCGTACAAGTACAGGTCTTTTCCTGCCGTTGAATCATCCGGGGTGTATGTCAGTTCTGTTTTGTCCTGTGAAACGGTAAACTGAACAGGGAAAGAAGAATCATTGTCCGGGTAAATCACATAATCAGTTCCACTGAAATAATACCCTGCGTCTGCGGTAACTTTAACAGGCTTGTTTTGGTCAAACGTTTCACCATTGGTATAATTGCAAGAGCAATTTTCAAACGTTCCATTGTTGGTGTACACAATCACATTTTTTGCAATACCAACAATTTCCACGTCCTTTGTTGCGTTGCCTGTGATTGTTGCTGTACCCGCTTCACGGTCAATAGAAACCGTTCCGACAGTGCTTGTTACTTTCTGAATCGGTGGTTTCGTTGCGCCGTCAATGGGGTTTCCCCATTCATCAGTTGGTTCAATGACAGACAGAGTGATTGTAAAATCCTCATTTATAGGAAGTGTATCACCTGTGTGGTCACTTTCCATGCCCGTTAAAGTTTGGGTTAATTTAACCGTGGTCGGTGTGGTCTTAACCTTTGCCAAAATAACAACGGGTTGTGAATATTTGGATTTGACGGAATCGGGGAAATTTTTGATAGTAATTTCAGAAAAAGCAGAATTTTTTGTTATGGTTACGGAATCAGTAACATCAATACATTCTGCGTTTACATCCGCATAATTACCGACAAAAACCCGTAAATCAGCGGAATTGTTCATTCCCGTTTGGTTAGTTCCGATGATATAACCAGAATTGAAAATAGTGCTTTGTTCTCTTGTATAAAAACTGCTGTGTGTGGTAACAGGGATGGACTTGTATGTTTTTGTACTGCCGCCTGATTCAAGCGTGATTGAATTGTTTCCAGATTTTACACTTGTAATGTAGAAATTGCTATCACCCTGAACATACTGTGACATAATTTATTCACCCCCCGACAGTTACAAGAACCATGTTTTTAGAATCAATCTTCAACGTTGTTTCGCTCTTGTAAACATCAATTTCTTTGCGGACTTCACTTGTGTAATCCCGGTTATAATAGGAATTAAATTCCGTTTGACGGTTCACAAAACCTTTGCTTTTCAGAATGTCAGCTTTGAACGTTTCAAGAACGTCAACAGACAAGTCTAACTCATAAATAGAGTTAGGGAACACCCGGATATTGTTGATAAAATAGAACCGCTTAAAATTCGGGATATAACAGTAATTGAAACCAAAAATAGAATCATCGCTTCTCAGTTTCAAAACAGGGTTTTTAATATCGGTTTTATCTTTCAACAAAACGTTTTCAATCGGGGTTTCGCTGTCCAGCGTTTTACCGATTGTGTTTGACGTTGACGGGGTTTTATATAATGTGATTTGCATATAAACCCTCTTTTCAAAAAATAAAACCGGGGAACAGGGGAAAAATCCTGCTCCCCGGTGGGAAGTTGTGCTATGTGTTGGGCGGCTTGTTATGCGACAAAGAACACAACAAAGTTTTCGTTCAAGTCATTGAAATAACTTGCATCGAACTTGTAGAAGTTATTGAAGAACTCAGCCTTTGCATTATACTGCGTGGTAACACGGCGGTCAGTATTGCAAACGCCCATTGCATCCTTGTCATACATGATAGCAAGGATACCAGAAGCGGAAACCTCAACAGTACCGCTCGAACCGTCCGTGATACTCACATGAATTTTGGACGTGTCGGAAAAGCTGTAATTCTGCCCCGAACCCTGCCAATACGGAACAGTTTCGGCGGTGGGAAGTTTCACGTTCTCATTGTGCCAAGTGTCAGCGTAAAGGTAGGTAGAAGCGGCTTTCTCAAAATCAGAAAGCATAACCACATTGAGCATATCGGACGGGGTAAACCGTTCCTTTTCGCCCACGTTGAACAGGGTGGAAAGCTTGCCCATACGGTCAGCATAAACGCCCATGATATAGGACGCATAGCGGATGAAATCCGGGTCGGTTACTGCCTGTTCGGCGGTCAGCGTCTTGCTGTACTTTGCATTGTACAGCTTGAGCAGATTAACCGCTTTAGTGCCGGAAACGGCGCTGTAATTGCCGTCTTTGACGGCGGGAAACTCAGCGTGGAGAGTGTGTGCAATCATGTTGTCAATGGTACGCATGACCAGAGAATCAACCTTGACCGTCATAGACTTGTCAACGGCGGTGTAGAGCATGGAAAGGAAACCGTTCAGCTGTGCCGCATTGCTGAAACTGTCCTTGACCTGCTTTTCAGTAAAGGACATGGGAACTTCAAAGGTGACACGGCTGTTGAAGAACTTGACGGAAACGGTGGGCTTGTAGAAAACATTCGGGTCATAACTCTGCCCGTTGGTCAGCTCCCAAGACTTGTTCTCAGTAGCCTGCGGAATGTCAGCCTGAATCTTCTCCAGAACAGAGCCGAACTCCCAAGAATCCATCATCATAGAGGGGACGTTGCCCGTGTATGGGCGGTTGACAAAAATGACCTTGCCAATGTGGTTCACAAGGGACTTCACATAATTGTCAACGTCCGTGTTGGAGAACAGTTCCTTGCCCACGTCCACAACGTTGGACAAATCTTCCTTGACAACATCAGACTTGCCAATGATTTCAGAAGTCACCGTGTTCATAAGGGTGTAAATCTGCTGAACAGTCATATCATTATACCTCGCTTTCAAAAATGTTCAGTGTTAAGACGCTGTTCACGTCCATAAACATTGTATCATATAACGGGTTATTTTTCAAGTATTGAAAAATATAATTTGTGGTGTTTGCATTCGGGGTTGTCCGGGTATATTCCCGGTCTGTGTGGATTGTGGTTGTTCCCCTGTTCGTGGTTGTGGTCTTGTCGTTGTTTGCAAATTCAGCGGAATCATAAGGGGAAACCTGTCCCGTGATTTCTGTGGTAACGTCCGGGGTGTTTGTGCTGTTTGTCGTTTCGGTGGTATGCTCCCCAGCATTCACCACGCTGGAATTAACCGCATTTACCGTGTCAAACAGTGTGTCCCATTTGTGGGCAAACATTGCGTTCACAATCCCGGCAATATTGTCAATGGACGTTGACAGAACAACGGGGGCGCAAATCCGGGAACTGAATTTCAGAACATAAGAGGAATCAAGAAGTTCCGGGGTCACAACGGCAAAGATTTTCAAATCGGGGTTAATCTCATGAATCTTTGCAAACAAATGGGGGTTAAGTGTTCCGATGGTGGTATAATCCATTTTAATCACCTCTCTTTAATAATTAACTGCGTATTCCAATAAACAGAAAGCGTCTGTATCTTGTCCACTTGCTGTTTATACTTATTAAGCACGGCAGAAAATTCTTGCAAATCCTTAACTGAAAGGAATAACGCATAATCTTTAGCATTATTTAATGCAAACATATTTTGTAACGTCTTAAAATCCGACATTAAAAAATCGAACTGTTCAATGATTGCTTTGGTTTCAACATCCAGTGTTTTAACATCTATAATGTATTCACTTAAAAGAATCTCTAGTCCGTTTTCACAATCAGTTGAAGTTTTTTCTAATTGTTGGTCAACGTCATATAAAACAGATTTAGCTTGCATGATTGTGGACATTAACCCCGACATTTGATAAATGTTCACTGAATCACATACCTGTATTACATTAGAAATAACCCCGGAACATTTAGTTAATTTATCCCCGGTATTTGCTAAATCTTCTTTAATCTGAAATATTGTTGCCATTACTGTTCCTTTTTCGTGTCGGGGTCAGTGTCCGGGTCAGTGTCCGGGTCAGTGTCGGGGTCAGTGTCGGGGTCAGTGCCGGGGTCAGTATCCGGGTCAGTGTCCGGGTCAGTGTCGGGGTCAGTATCCGGGTCAGTATCCGGGTCAGTGTCGGGGTTTACTTCATCCCCGGTGTTGTGAATGCTTTCACCCTGAAAAGCCCTGTAATCCCACGAACTGTTAAACTCAACCGTTATTTCCGTTCCGAACATCTTGTTGATGGAATCAAGAGCGGTTCTTCTCTGATTCAACATATCATCAACAAGAGGGTAAAGGTTATCTGTGTTTGCTTCAATTTCGTTTGCGGTCAACCGCTCCCGTTTCATGTTGAAGTTTGCAGACAATCCAATTTCATTAAACATGGACGCTTTAAGATACTGTTCAAATTCAAACAGGTCTTTCAAGCTTGTCGTGTTTGCGGTCGTTGCCGGGGACGTTTTCAAGCTGTCAAACAGCTTTGTTTCTGCAATAACACCTAACCGCCCATCGAACAAATCAGAAATGAATTTTTCTGCGCTTGCCTTTGTGCTATCATCGTTTGCAGAAATGAGAGTTTGCAAACGCTTGTTGACCGTTGCCAAAATCATAGTTATTTCATTTTCGGTCATAAGGGTACAATACTTCCTGTACAATGGAAGTAAACCCATCATTGCAGAATCGTTTTTCATAACAATGCAATCTTTGGAAATCTCCCAATTTGCATTGTAATTCAGATAGGGGACAGAAACGGTTGCAAGAGTAGGACGGTTATACACGTCACCTTGTCCGCCCAGTCCACCATAAAGAGCATACAAATCGCCGTTTATTTTGCCCCAGATGGTAAAACCCCCGGTTTGCAGAATGTGTTCCAATTCCTCAGCGGGAACAGTTTCGGGCAACCCGTGGTATTTGAACATAATGCTTGAGCGGTCAAGCATATAAAGAACACTGTCCTTTGTGCTTGCTTCTTTGTCCCGGAAATCCCACAAATTAGAACCAGAACCCAAACACAAATATTCAAATTTCTTGTCAATCTTTGCCATTGTTTACACCTCTTTTCTTGTTGATAGATTGTTCAATGCAAGTGTGTTGTTTTCGATTGCTTTTCTAAGTTCTGCAATCTCCTGTTTGTGAACATCTTCAGTTTTCAACATCTGGTTATAGAGCATTAAACACATAACGATGGGAAAACCTACACTTGAAACCGTCTGTACAATAGCGTTGTAATCCATGGTTAAACCCCCTTGCAGATTTTAAGATAATTGTGAATTGCGTCACCTATTTCATTATTCTGGTAAAACACCCGGTCTGTCTTGAAAAACCAAGCAATGCGTTCCTGAAGTTTAGAAATAGGCTTGAATACATTTCTATTATAATTCAGTTCTGCGTGATATTCAAGGGTGTAAATCAAATCTTGTTCCGGGTTTCTCAATTCGGTTGTTTTGGCGTGAATGTATGTGAACATGGTTTCACCTACTTGCACAATCTCACATTGGAATAACTGTCCATTAAATTCGATAAAGTAGGTAAACAGCACATCACACGGTTTGTATTTCATCGGCAAATGGGGGTAAATATCCAGTTCCCAAGCTCCCCCGGTTATCATGTGCAATTTAGGATTGTTAAAGGCAAAATAGAAATTGTTTGCCTTTGAGCTTTCCATACTTGCACAATATTCAACAGCAACGGTCAATTTAGAATCCCCGTATGTGTAAACATCAATAGTACCCTGTTCCATTTTCAGAACGTGGGTCAATCCCATTTCTGAAAAGTATGGGCAATATTTATTGACAGTGTTGCCAAGCATGAAAATTTTAACATCTTCTCTTTGGCGAACAATCGTTGAAACAGTGTTCATAAACAAAACAAATTCGTCTTGCAAATAAACGTGTTTGGTCAAAAATTCGTCAAACATGATTGTCTTGATTTTCGGGTAACTGATTGATTTATTGTGTTCTGTATCGGACAAAGAAAAAGTATATGCGAAACAATCCTGTTCTATGTTGTACAGGGGTTTTCCCTTTTCGTCATAATTGCAAAGATAAAATTTTCCCGCCCAATAGGTAACACCCGAAAATTTCCCTTTGGATAATTTTGTTATTTCATCGTTTGCAAGTAGTGCTTTGAAAATATCGCTTGCCCGTCTGCCTGTTATATCCTCTTTCCAGCGGCGAATTATTGCAAGCTGTCCCCCGTTGGTTAGGTATTCTTTAATCCCGTATTTCAAAACACTGTATGTTTTGCCGTTGGAACGTTCACCGAAAATAACGTTATAAACAGCATTTTTCTTCAGTATCTTTTGTAAACTGTAATAGTGCATTATAATCTCCCCTCTATTCTTGCAACAGTATAACCGTAGCTTTCCCCGGTTTCGTTTGCTATTTCAATCACTTCTTGCAAGGTTTTCTTTTTGATATTCTTTTGCCGTAAAACTGCCCTGTCCTGCATTAACCATTCTGCCGCTTTCCTAAAACCGCCCATCTGCGATTTAAGTTTTTCAATATCACCACGACAGTTAGTACAATAAATCGCCCTTCCCTTGTAATGTTCAAATGTATTTCCACAAATAGCACAAACTGTTTTCATACAAATCACCTCTACCATTATTATAACATAATGTTCCATGTGGAACAATACCACATGGAACAAAAATCAAATACTCTTTTCGCCTGTGTACAAATACCCATCTCTAAGCATACACAAGAATTTATTGTACTGCCTAGAAATAGACAACGTGAAATCACATTCGGAAAGATGGATTGCGGACGGGGAAACCACTTTGCAAGTGTGCCCCAAATAATCAGTAATTTCACCGGACATTTCAGAATCAATATATGTGTGTGTATTCTTTCCTGTGTGTTCCGGGGGTATATACAAATCATTATTGAAGTGATTGAAAATATCAATGTTATCTTTGCAAATCGTTTCCAAATACTTCACGCCATTTTGCTTTGACAATCCAGCTATTGTAATATGTATTTTTCCGTTTTGTTCATACATATAACGTTTAGCTCCCAGCGTTTTGAAATGTTCATAATTTCCCTCTAAATCCCACACACCAATTAACTTTTCAACCCCCTTTTTTGTTTTCGGTTTACACCTGTTAAAATCAATGTGCATATAATCACACATTTTTTTCAATTTCTGCTCAACCCGCCTATTATATTCTTCAATAAACCCGGTGTGCTTTTCGTAGTTCAGAAATTTAATTGAATCGGTATCACTGTAAACATAATCGTCAGCAATGTTCACAATTCCTGTCCACAAATTCCGTCTTGCGTATGCTGTAACCCACACACCCCACGGGTAATAGAGAAAACGTGTTGTGCTTTCATTGTATTTATCAATCTGTTCTTCCAACATTTCAGAATCAACGGGGGTTTTTACCCATTCCCCATTATACACATTTTCTTCTTTAACAATATCAGTTACGCACATACCATAACAAGAGTTAAGCATACCTTTTGACAACAAATATTCAACCTCTTTTCCCTCTACTCCCTTTAATGTGGTTTTCTTTTCGTAGAGGGTCAAAACGCTTTCAATTATTGCTTTAGGCAAGTAGGACATATAGAATTTATAACAGTTAGTGACGGCAATTTTTTCATAAGTGTAACAGGCTTTGATAATCTTCAAATCAATATCAGTGATTGAGGTAATCAATTCGTCTGCTTGAAACAATCTGCCGTTGTTCACAATCCCCCCTTTTATGTTTGTACACTTGCTTTCAGACAAATAACTTTCATAAGTGTTTTTAGCGTGTAACCCGGTAATTTTGCAATCAAACATCAACCCCGTGTCCGGGTCGTCAACAAGTTTCCAAAAATCAACGGTTCTTGCGTCAATCGGAATAGGCTTTGACATTGGAAATTTTTCGGACAACATCACATAAGGGTAACTAGACGTAAAATCAATAGAAAAAACGTTCTCCAATAATTGACCGCTCCACTTCATGCTTGCGTGTGTAAATCCGCCAGCAAACACCCGTTTCAACATCAAATATTGTGCCGGGGTCAACGAACATTCTTTCATTAAATCGGTGTAGCGTTTGCGTTTACCTTTGCTGTCCTTTTTGTGGGATTTATTGGTATGCAAACAGTTATTCTTTACGAACTGCCGAACACGCCCAGTGTTTGTTAAGGGTATCTTTGTAATATCACCATATTGTGCAATCTGTTCATTTATGTAATCAAGAACAATTTCAACGTCATTGTTGCAATAACATAATTCTTCATCGGTCAACGGGGTTTCGGCTGTTCTGCATAGCTTATAATCCAAATCTCCCATCAGCTTTTTAATATCATGGGAAACCAGATTTTCAGCCAATTTTGCAAGAGAATAACCGCTCAAAATATAACTGTCTCTAAATTCAATCCCTAAATCAGTTAGGGCTTTAATGGGTTTCCGTTCATCACTTGCAAACACATTTACCCAGTTGAAATATTTACGCATGAATTGAAATTCAAACGACAGGTTGTGAACATAAATCACAAATCTTTTTGTTTCGCACAAACCATAAAATTCTTTTAAGCGGTTGCACAAATCAATAAATTCTTCCCACGTTCTGCCGTAACAAATACCGTTACTGTCTGCAATACCGAACGTCCATTCATACATAAATGCGAACTTCTTTTCATTGTAAACGGTTGACGTTGTTTCAATATCAAAAGCGCTTTCCAGATTATAATACTCGACCCATGTTTTAGATTGACGGTCATACTTTTTGACCGTTTCCCCTGCAATGTTCAATTTATAATTCTGGACAGATACCATTGTTAAATCTCCACAAAATCAAAATTGCTATTTGTTAAACTGTAACCCTCTTTATTATCTTCAACGGGTTGAACATCGTTCATAAAATCAAGGAATCGTTCTAACTGTTCGTCACTTGAAACCGCTTCACTTAAATCAATAGCATCCTGCTGAACAGCTGTGTTTATTTGTTGCCATATCTTTTGATAATCAAGAGCCTGTGCCGCCTGCCCAATGGCTTGATTATATTCCCGGATTTTTTCAGCCAATTCAAAGAACCTTGCGCTTTTGCTTTTCAAGTCCTCTAGTCCGTTATACTGAATCCCGGTATTTTCAGCCATTTCACGCAAAAATGCGTTTGCTTCACGGACGGTTGAAGTTCTATCATCCAAGAAATTTTTCAGCCGCCAAAATTCAGCCTGCAACTGATTATAATCCTTTCCCTTTACACTGAACCTAATAGAACCATTTTGTTCCCAAGCTTGATATGCGGGTAACATGGTCAGATTGTTGTTTTCAAGACGGCTCAACCGCTTGTTTGCCATGCTTGCCATGCGGGAAACCTCTGCTCTTAATTCTTTATACTTGTCACTTGCCAGATTTACAGACATTCAAAAAACCCCCTAACAAATTCATTTTTTTCGTATTCGGTAAAACAGGCGTTGTAATAATAAACCGGGTATTTAATATTTTGGCATCTTCCATTTTCAAACGCCCAGATTGTTTTATAATTCAATCCATAATCCCGGCAAAAATCAGCTAAACAAGTGTAGTGCAAAACATCGGTTCTGAAATTCTTGCAATACAACCCAATTCTTTTTCTATCCATCATAGAAAACACCTCTAACAAAACCGGGGGTGTGGTATTCACCCCATCACCCCCGAAAACATTCAAGTGTTACCGTCTTTTACAGGTCAACCCATTCAACAGAGAAGCACGGCTTGCCGTTGCGGTCATACTGCCGAATCTTGAAACCGAACTTGTTGTTGTTGATAGCGTCAACCGCTTCTTTATCAGCAACAATTTCCTTGCAAACTTCCTGCAAGTGTTTGGGCAGATTCACAAGCTCTGCCGTGGTGACTGCAACAGGGTTTTCACCGAACTTGCTCTTGTGATTGAAATACAGAGCCATGACCGGGTAAACGTGTTCTGCTCCATTGTTGTTGTACAGGTCGGACAAGGACGCATACTTAAACTCTTTGGGAATCTCGAAATTGAACTTCTTGCCATGGTTAAATTTGCTTGCAAAACTCATTGTAGTTACCTCACATTCTATTGTAGTCTGTTTTGCTTTTTGGGGATTATTCCCCACGTTCATTATACCACACCGGGGGTGTGGTTTCAATAGAGCATTGACAATACTTTTTCATTCATCACATGAAACAAATTCACGTTTCATAAATGGGACATAAATGGGACATGGTAATTTCTGGTAATTCTTCAACCGTGGACACCACCGGGGACACCACCGGACACCACCGGGGGCAACTAAGCAATTACCAGTTTTTACCAGCGACAACCGGGGGCGTGTTTGCCTAAACTAACTGTTTGTCATGCCTAACTGTTAGGCACAACTAACTTTAACACTTTAGCACTTTAGCACGGTAAAGGGATAAAGCAGGCAGGGGGGAGGG